CTAACGGTTCAACCGATAGGTGTATTTCCTAGAGATCCAGCCTTCTACACCGTCCTCGCCAACCACCGAAACATGCAGCCAATCACGATTACTTAGATCCAACACTTCAAGCACTGCCTTATCAGGCAGGGTGATTGGGATAACCGCAGACTTGGTGCTGGGGCCTTCACGCAGTCGAACACCGACACCATCTACTAAACGGAATCCTTGGAGCATTTCAGCAGGCAAATCCGCTTCACACAGAAACTGTCTAACAGCCTTCCCCGCCTGATTAGCCGTTAGCCCCGGCAGAATCTTAGGCTGAAAGAAACACAGTTCCTGCCGAACGGCACCTTGGTTGCCAAGGTAAATCAGCCAGGCGATGAAAAGACTAATCACCCAATTGAGATAGTTTCGTTGTTCCCGGGGAAGACTTTCAGGGGAATCCCCACGCTGCAGGCACGCAACGATTTCACGCTCAAGCACAACCTCTTGCTTGGTAATGACCTTGGCATTACCGGACACAACAGCCGATAGCTGCACATCCCCCGAAACCTCCAGCAAACGCCCAAGATCACCAGTGCGCACGGATGCTAGGTATTCAACAAGCGGCGACTGCATCCGCTCAATAGATTGAGCCATGCCCCTGACAGCTCGAATTGCTCTTAGCGTTTCAGGAGATAGAAACAGTTCAGGAAGTTCCTGGAAGACACGCTGATAACTAGTGATCGAGTCACGCACACGCTGCATGGCCTTGACGGCGGGTGACTCCGAAATCATCCGCATTTGCTTAACCACATCCGAGTTCTGGATCTGGCGGAAAGCCTCAATCAGCTCGGGGCTAATCAAGCTTTCAACGAATGCCGCCTGAATTTTTCCGTTTTCAAACATAGTCCTTCGCTGCTCAGTAACCGAAGACACCTTTTCTTCCGCGCCCCCATTCTGCTCAGTTTCAGATGCTGATTTATCAATAGACTCGCTCATAGCTCCCTCTCTTTCACAAGCACTCACCGCTTTGCCAGCGGGTTGAGATTCACCACATCAGCCAGGTGCCCCGGGCTGAAATGCGCGTACTTCTGCGTCATCGCCAGGGTGGTGTGGCCCAGGACGCGCTGCAGGGTCAGGATGTCGCCGCCGTTCATCATGTAGTGGCTGGCGAAGGTGTGGCGCAGGACGTGGGTCAGCTGGCCGTCTGGAAGATCCAGCCCGATCTGTTCCACCACTTTGCGGAAAAAGTTGTAGCCAGGCCGAAACGGCAGCGCCGCCTGCAGCGCTTCCTGCAGATCCTTGGTGATCGGCACGGATCTGTTTTTGCTGCTTTTCGTCTTGCTGTAGTGGATCAACCCACTGCGCACCTGGCGCGGCTGCAGCGCTTCCGCTTCGCCCCAGCGGGCACCCGTGGCCAGGCACACCTGGGCGATCAGCCCAGCATCGGATTCAGTGGCCGCCAGGGCCGTCAGCAGCGTGTCTATCTGGTCGCCCGACAGGTATGCCATTTCGGCTTCATCGAACTTCAACGCCCGCACCTTCTCCAGCGGGTTTTCCCCTGACCATTCGCCCAAGCGCTCCAGCTCATTGAACACCGCACGCAGGTAGGCCAGTTCGTGGTTCAGCATGTTGGCGCTGATCGGCTTCGGCTTTTCGTCCGCCTTGCTTAGCCCGCGCCCTGGCTTCGCCCTGGTGTGCTTACCCTCGGCCCGCTCCGCGCGGTAGGTGGCAAAGTGGTTTGCGGTGAACTTGAACACCTTCGGGTCGCCCATCCGCTTGGCCATGGCCAGCAGCAGGGCCAGACGTTGCTCGCCCGTTTTGAGGTTCTGCCCGTGCAGGGTGTACCAGCGTTCGATCAGCTCAGACAGGCGGCGCTCGTCCAGCTTTGGTTTTTTCTCGAACTCACCTTTTGCACCATCACCCATGGTGCGATTGAAGAACACCTGGGCTTCGTTTTTGGTGCGGAACTTCCGGCGGATCCGGGGCCCGCTTCTGCCTTCTGGCCTGCAGTCAACTAGCCACCGCCCGTCTGGCTGCTTTTCGATGGACAAGGTGCTAAACCGGGCTGATCTGCCCGGCCTCCGGGGCGGTCTGGTCGGCCATCATCCACAGGGTGTATTTGCTGAACCGTGGGTGGGAGGTGACTTTGATCAGTTCCAGGGCGCTGATATCGCGCCGGCGGGCCAGTTCGTAGTTTTTGTAGGTATCCAGGCTGATGGCCACGGTGCTGGCCATATCGGATTGGGTCAGCTGCTCGGCCCGGCGGATCTGGCGCAGCTTTTCGCCCAGCGTCATTGCCCGATCACCGGGCTGATCTGGCCGCACTCCGGGGCCACTTCATCGGTGACCAGCCACAGCGCGTACTTCTTGAAGCGCGGGTGCATGGTGACTTTCAGCAGCTCAATCGAGCTGACAGATGCACGGCGGCCGTACTCGTAACCCTTCCATGTTTCGAGCTTGATCCCGGTGATATCGCATATCTCAGTCTGAGTGAGGCGCTCAGTCAGACGTACTTCCTTGAGTTTTAAGCCCAGCTCCATTCCCTTCTCCCCTTGACAATGTGCGTACGCACATAGAGCATGTGCATATGCCACACATTCAGGCATATACAGACACTGGAGCTTATCAAATGCACATCACCATCGACACGCCTTATGCATCAATCAAAGAGGCAGCACGTCGCACAGGAATGTCAGAGAGCTGGATTCGCAAAGCAATCAAGCAAGGAAAGCTGCTGATTCGCCAGAAGGACGAAAGCTCCGCCGAGGCGGTTCTGGTCAACATGATTCACCTGACGATGGAAGCTGCAGAGCAGGCCGAGCGCGTCCGCGCCGAGCAGGGCAGCCGCAAGTCCGGCACGCGCTAAGGGGGCCGGCACATGCAATTCGAGGATATCTATCGTCTGGAAGTGGTCGCCGCGCTCGAACACGACCACCAGCTGGACTTCAAGGACATTGGCGACAAGTACCTGCAGAAAGGGGTTTGCCCGGGCTGTGGTGAACGCACGCTGTACATCGCCCGCAAGCAGCCTTACCAGCTCAAGTGCAACCGGCTGAACGAATGCCAGTTCGAGGAAAAAACCCGCGAGCGTTACAGCTACCTGTTCGAGAACCTGAGCGAGCGTTTCCCGCGCACCGAGCTGAACCCCAATGCCACCGCCGACGCCTACCTGCAGCGCAACCGTGGCTTTGATATCAGCAAGCTGGCGGGCTGGTATGAGCAGGCCAAGCGCAGGGTAAAGCCCGGCGACTACCTGGCCGACACCGTGCGCTTTCCGCTGTGCGACGGGTACTGGGAACGCATCATTGACGCCAAGGCCGTGGCCGATAACGGCGGCGACAAAGCCGGCATCAAGTTCGGCATGAGCTACAAGGGCAACGGCTGGACGCCGCCTGGCCAGACCATCGAAAAGAGCGACCGCGTGTACATCGTGGAAGGCATCTTCCACGCAATCGCCCTGCACCTGGCCGGCTACAAGGTGATTGCCAGCATCAGCTGCAACAACTTCCCGTGGGCGCTGATCGAGGCCAACAAGGGGAAGCTGGTCACCTGGGTGATTGCCCTGGACGACGACAAGGCCGGTCGGTCGGTGATCCCCAAGTACCTGACCATGATCCGCAGCATGAAGGAAATCGGCTGGGTGGCCCTGGCCGGTGAACGCGACTGGGACGACGTGTACCGCGACGGCCAGCTGAACGACGAATTCATGGAAGAAGCCTGCTATCAGGGCCGCCTGTTCAGTGCCACCAGCGCGATGAAAAAGGCCTACCTGCTGTACACCAAAAAGCCCCGGGGCTTCTTTCTGGTGGAGTTCGGCAGCCGCTTGTTTTCCGCCCGCGTCAACCTGACCGAGCTGCAGAAGGATCTGGACGGCGACGACGTGGAAGGCCACCAGCCAGAGTTTGCCAAGCACACCACCATCACCCAGGTGGCCAACTGTGTGCCGAAGTTTGAGTACATCGAGAAGGACGCCACCACCAGCGAGCAGCGCTACTTCTTCCAGTTCAACTTCCCCAACGCCCGGCAGACCTGCAAGGAACCCCTAACACCCAGCGCCATTACCGACCCCCGCGGCTTCGCCAAGGCGATGTTCGAGCGCACCCCCGGCGGCATGTTTGAAGGCGGCGAGCGCGTGCTGACCATGCTGAAAAGTGAATGGTTCAAGGACGTGCGCACCGTCCGCACGCTGCCCTTTGTCGGCTATGACGACGTGAGCGGGGCCTACTGCTACCCCGGGTTCGGTTTCCACAAGGGCAACGAAGTGTTGGTGAACGACCACGGTTTTCTGGACGTGGGGGCCGACGGCTTGAAGACCTCGACCCGCAGCTACCCGGTGGTGCGCGGCAAGGACTTCGACCCCAGCTGGTTTGCCGACTTCCTGGCGGTGTTCTCCCTGAACGGCCTGGCCATGCTCGCCTGGTGGACGGGCACCCTGTTTGCCGAGCAGATCCGCGCCAAGCATGCCAGCTGGCCTTTCATGGAGCTGACCGGCGTGGCCGGATCCGGCAAGTCCACCCTGCTGCGTTTCCTGTGGCGCTTGGTCGGCCGCAAAGACGAGGAAGGCATTAAGCCAAGCGGCAGCGGTGCGAGCGCCATCGGCCTGCTGCGTGCGCTGGCCGGCGTCAGCAACCTGCCAGTGGTGCTGCTGGAGTCCGACAAGGAAACCATCGACGCCCACGGGCGGATCCTGACCGTGCAGTACAACTGGGACGAAATCAAACCCCTGTTCGACTACAAGGCCAAGCTGCGGGTGATGGGCGTCAAGAGCGCCAACAGCGACACCGAATCGCTGATTTTCCGGGGTGCGGTGTGCATTTCGCAGAACACCAGCGTGGACGGATCCGAAGCCATCCTGACCCGCATCACCTACCTGCACATGACCCTGGAACACCACAGCGCGGATCTGAAACCCCTGGCCGACCGCCTGAAAGCCATGGAAGTGGAAGACCTGGCCGGCTACCTGCGCGCGGTGCTGAACCGTGAAAAGGAGTGGCTGCAGCACTACTTCGAGGCCTTCCGGACGTATGAGCAACGCTTTCAGGCGCTGGGTGGCGTTACCCACAGCCGCATTGTGTTGTGCCACGCCCAGGTGATGGCCGCCGCCAAGGCCACCCAGGCGCTGTTCCCTGGCTGGACTGACCGCAAGCTGGAAGAACTGGCCAGGCACATGGAAAGCCGCGCCCTGGAGCGTCAGCAGCGCTGCAGCGCCGAGCATCCGACCGCCGCCCAGTTCTGGCAGATCTACCACTACCTGAACGAACAGGTGGTGACGATCACCGACGCCGACGGCACCCGCGAAGAGATCCGCGAAACGCTGAACCACAGCACCGATCGAGACGTGATTGCCATCAACCTCAACCACTTCCAGCAGGTATGCAAACAGGCCGGGCAGGAAGTGATCCCCAACGTGCTGCTGCAGCGCGCCCTGCGCCAGAGCCGCACACACCCCTTTATCGAAAGTAGGAAGGCCCACTCGAAGATCGAGCGCCGGAGCATCAACTGCTGGCTGTTTAAGAGGAAAGCCTGAGCAGTGGAATTCGTGGGGGTTCACCGGGGCCTGGGTGGGTTTCAAGCGGTAAGGCTCTGTTTCTGTGTAATCCCTTCATCTGTCTGGAATATCTGGAAGGTTTATAGGTAACCCAATGAATACAAGCACTTACAGCTGTTCAGCAACTCTTATGCCACTGGAAGGCGCTGGAAGGTTTTTCCTTCCACCACCTTCCACCGACCTTCCACTTTTTGCTTTTTCGGCTGAATCCGCTGAAAGCCACGCAGCACTAGGCGTCCAGAGCTTCCGCGCTGCGGCGACCTTCCACCACCTTCCACCCCAGGTGGAAGGCCGTGAAAAAAACCTGAGCCAGCAACCACGCGGGCTCCAGCGCACCACGACTACCGACCTTCCACTTATTCCAGACATGCAGGGGGACTTCCCGCCGCATTCCTTTTTTTGGGGGTGGCCATGGCCGAACTGAACCCCGACGACGAGCACCGCCGCGAGTGTCTGGCGCGCCACATGCTCCGCAACTGGACGTTCGACGAGATCCGCGACTGGCTGAAAAAGCCCAAGAGAACCGAGGCCTACCGCGAAGACATGCGGGCCAGGCTGAACCGACTGAAACAGGAGAACCGCAAACGATGAACGCAATCACCCAAGCCCCACAGCGGTGCCCGCTGGATGCCGAGGCAGCCCTGGACTTTCCCCGCTGGTGGCAGCGCGCTGCCGAACTGGTGGAGCTGCCGCTGGGCCAGCGCGGCCTGGACGTGGCCGGCACCGGCCTGGCGCAGTTGCTCAAGCGCCTGCAGGCCCTGGACACCCCGCGCCGCGCCCTGCTGCTGACCATGGCCTGCATGGCCAACCCACAGCGCGCCGACTGGCTGCAGGCCGAAGTCGGCATGCACGTCGGCCAACTGACCGCCGCCGACCTGGGCCCCGAGGTGTTCCAGACGCTGGTCGGCCTGCTGGCCACTTTCAAACCCGCCCCAAGCAACTGAAAAGGAGCCTCACCCCATGAATGAATTCAACCTGCGTGACCAGCTCGCCAAGCAGCAGGCCTATAAGGCGCAACGCCAGGCCCTGATCACCGTCGGCCTGCAGGCGCTTAACCGCCTGATCACCGTGGCGGTGCGCCCCACCGGCCAGGGCCGTGTGATCGGTCGCTTCCTGCTGGGCCTGTACAACGGGCCGGAGTACCCCTTTGACCTGACCGAGCTGCGCGGCCTTGACCTGGCCCTGTTCGAGGACTGCCTGCGGGTGCTGATGATGGATTACAGCCCCGAGGTGGAGATTCACGAACGGGTGCCGAACGGCTTCGCCATCTGGGCCGAGCTGGTGGCCATGTGGGCACCGAAGGGGGCGCGGGCGTGATCGTCTACTTCTGCGCGAACGGCATCAGCTCCGAGATGGGGCTGCCGTCTGTATATCTGGAGAACGCCCGGGCCGAGGATCTGGCCGAGCTGGCCGCCGGCATGTTCTGGCGTGAGCGCCAGGGCGAAGCCCCGTCGCTGGTGACGCTGATCCACCTGCAGGACGTGGACGGCAAAGACCTGGGGATTTTCGAGGTTCGGCGCGATATGCGCCCGATATTCACCGCCACGGCACTGCCGGCGGCGTGAAGGAACGGCGTCGAGGAACGGCGTCGAGGAACGGCAATTCCCCGACGCCAACCACCACTTAGGAGATACGTGAATGCAAGCACAAACCCTTAGCAGCAGCGCGGTGAAGGCTACCACAACCGCCTTTATCGGCCGTGCCCTGATTGGCTACCAACTGCAGCGCAGCCCCGCCGCGCGGATCCGCCTGGAGACTGCCGCCGACCTGGCCCGCCACCTGGGCCAGTTGAGCGACGGCGACGCCGCAGTGATAGCCGAGCAGCTGGCAAAGCCCTGCCGCCACCAATCCACCCCCGTCAATGAGGTTTCCCATGGCTAACCGCTTTCTCCGTGGTTGCGGCGAGGATCTGAAACGCCTGGTCAGCTTCGCCCAGTCGGCTGGCTGGGCCGTGCAGCAGACCCGGAAACTGCACCTGAAATTCACCAAGCCAGGCCGCCAGCCGGTGTTCACCAGCGGCACACCCAGCGACCGCCGCGCCTGGCTCAACGCCAAGGCGCAGCTGAGCCAGGCCGACAAGCTGGCAGGGGGTGCAGCGTGCTGATGCTGAACGGCCACGACGTGAGGGTGTGCGAGGCGCGGCTGCGCCAGGCACGTGCCCAGCTGGCGGTGCCGGCGACCTTCGACATGGTGGAGGCCACCCAGGTGGTGGAGCTGTACACCAGCTTCGGGGTGGTGCAGGTGCCGCTGCCTGCGGGGGAGTTCATCGTGGGGATGGAGGATCCAGCCGGGGTGCGCCGCTTTGGGGTGGTGCGTTTCGAGGGGATTCCAGACGACGAAGGCTGGCACGTCGACTAGGTTTAGCGGCTAAATTTCGGGGCGCAGATGCGCCCCTTTTTTATTGCCGCAATTAAGATACCAAACCCAATATTGGGATTTAATAAGCACGATATTAAAACACTATATCGAATATATTCCTGATCACTTAATCAGACTTCACACCTCTGCAACCCTTGCAAACCCTGAATTGTCCTTTTGTTCCTTTGTACTTATGTACTCGGTACAATAACTAATTACTTAATTATTTAACCGCTCGTCATTTCGCTATTTCGTTAATTAGCGATTCAGCTAAATTGACAACCCAACTTAGGAATTCAGAAAAGCCCTAGAAGCCCCACCTAGCAAGGGCTCAAACCCTAAGTTTGGAATTCAAAACCTTTCATTCCCTCACATCTGCAATCAAACGCGAAAGATAAAAAAAGTGCTTGACCGCACAAATTTTTAATAAGTAAAGTTCGCCCCGATTGAATCTGCCCAGCATGGAGTAAGCGGCAATGGACGAACAAAAAAACAGCGTTATAAATCCACGTGATGAAGTCGAGGAAGTGGCCCAGGTTATAAGTTTTCTTGGGCGCGTGATCGGCGCTGTTGCACTGGATGATTATGAGCGGGTGGGGGCGCAGGTGGTGGCCGAGTGGTCAGCCGAGCGGCTGCGGAATTGCTCCGCAGCGATGGGTCAGGCGGGCAGCGCGCCCAGTTGATCGAAAAGCTGGCGCTGTTGTGCCGGCGGGAGTTGGCGGAGGCGGTCGAACAGCAACTGGTCGATGGCCCCCGCAGCAGGCCGAAGGGCATGCGAGTAGGTGAGATTCATCACGAAGGTGTGCCCACACTTAGGGTCAAGGCACTGGCAGTACAGGCGGGCAAATTCCACCGACAGTTCGTCGCGTGACCCGATCCGGGCTTTCCCCTGACATTCCTTGCAGTAGATCCGCAACGTATCTCCCTCCCCCGAAGGTGTTCGCACGGACACTATTCTGCCACAACATCTAGTGGCTAACTGCATCAGCGAACCCAACCCGTCGATCTTGGCGCAGTACGGCATTGACCTGCAGGAACAGCTGGCAGATCGGCCGAATCTCGTTGTTGGTGTACACCCTGTCGATCTTTTCGATATCGCCAAAGCCCCCGGCATTCTCCGGCATGATCCCCGCCAGGGCGGGATTCATGCGCCAGGCCGCGATCACGTCCGCCCGGGTGATGTTCTTCACCCGCTCGAATTCGTCTTTGGTGGCCACGTCGCCCACGGGGATGATCTGAATGGCTTTCTCGCCGCCGTTGGGGATGTTGACGAACATCGAGCGGAAATTGCCCACGCCCTTGCTCGCGCTGATCTGCGCTTTCAGGGCGTCCTCGTCTTCTTCAGATAGGTCGGGATCGTTGGTGTAGAAGATGAACCCAGCGTGCGCGCCGTTGTTGTAGTACCGGCGACGGAACAGGGTGGCGGACTCATTCAGCAGCAGCGAATGCAGGCCGCCCAGGTAGTCGGGCACGCCGTACACGTCCTGTTCCACGTCGTAGTCCATGACGTGTTCCACCTCGTCTTCGGCAAAGTGCAGTTCCTGCCCGTTGGGCAGCAGCATCACGAAACCGCCACCCACTTTGCGCCGCATGTTGATTGCCGGCAGGTGCCGCAGCTCAAGCACCTGGCCGATGATGTTGCGCAGGCGCTGAAAGTACGCCTCACCGAACACCATAAAGTCGAGCGCGGCGCGCCCCATCGTCTGCGCGCTGCAGCCGGCCGATGGGATGAAGTCACGCAGCAGCAGGTTGCGCTTGAAGCGCGGAATGGTGCCGTGGTGGGCGTTGGCGCGCAGTAGCCTGGCCAGCCCGGTGCGTGACACCGGGGGCGTGTAAATGCGCCCGTCGTCGCTGGCGAACACGCCCAGGTACTCGCCCATGTTGCTGGCCAGTACCGATTCCGGAGCCCCGAACGTGAAGGCCCGCACGTGCTTGGATGGTTGCGCCTGATGTTGCTGCGTTTGCTCTGCCATGGCTGCCCTGTTCGAGTGTCGAGTAGCGGCTGCGACGCCGCTTGTTGGTGTTTAGGGGTTCGTGTGCCAGCGCGTGCATCACAGCCCAGGCCACGTCGGCATGGCCGGTGGCATCGGTGCGTGACGCGCTGTAGGTGATCTGGCCGCTGGCCGTGGCCCCGCGCTTGATCGTGAGGAAGGCGGCAGCGATATCGTTCCAGCCGGCGTCCCATTCGATGCGGCTGCCCTGGATCGTGTCCTGTGCTTTCAGTACCAGCGTGTTTTTGGTTTCGAGGCTGTAGTGGATCGGCGTGGCGCGCGGGAAGAAGTCGCGCACCAGATCGAACACCCCATAGCCCACCCCGGTGATGTCGATCCCGATGTGCTGCACGTTGAAGCGCTCGCACAGCTTCTTGACCTGGGCGGCCTGGTAGGTGAACGAATGCCCCCGCCAGCTGTGCTTCTCCAGAATCCGGAACCGCGCCCCGGGCTCCAAAGGCGGGGCCACCACCACGCAGGTGGCATCGTCGCGGGTGCGGCTGGGATCGTAGCCAAGCCACACCGGGCTGTTGCCGAAAGGCCGCTCTGCCTTCGGATCCGGATCGTAGTCAGCCCACAGGCTCTGGTCTGAGTAGCAGCGTTCGAGGTCGGCCAGGGTGAAGACGCTTTGCGTGCTGTCGATGAATTTGCACATGTACAGCTGGTCGAAGCGGTCTTCGTCGTTTTCGAGGCGCAGCCGGTCGATATCGAACAGATCACAGCCGCCGGCTGCCGCGTCTTCGATGGTGATTTTCTTGCGCCACTGGCCATCCGGACACAGCGCGCCCTTGTGAATGGCGGCCTCGCTCGGCCAGTCCTGCCCCAACTTTTTGCCGCGCTTGCTGTTGCGGAATTCCTCGCCCGTCCAGAACGGGTACGCCTGGTGGGTGACGGCGCTGGGGGTGGAAAAGTAGGTTTTGCGCCACTTCTTGTGCGAGGCCATGGCCCCGGCCAGGTTGTTCAGCTTCTCGAAATCGCGGATCCAGAAATATTCGTCAATGTAGACGTGGCCATGGTGGCCCTGGGCGGTGCTGCTGTTGGTGGAGAGAAAACGCAGCTCGGCCCAGGGCTTGCCGTCTTTGCTGAGCACGATGGGATTACCGGTCAGCTGCAGGCCGAACCATTCAGCGGCAAAGGCAATGATGTAGCTGCGGAAAATCTCGGACTGGGCGCGACTGGCGGACAGGAACATCTGGTTGTCACCGGTCAGCACCGCGTCCATAAACGCTTCGGCGGCGAAGTAGTAGGTCAGGCCCACCTGCCGGCTTTTTAGGATGTTGCGGATCCGTGCGGTAAGCGGGTTTTTCTTCGCCTCGAACAGCTCCAGCTGATAGCCGAACATCTTGCTGGTGAACTTCTCCAGAAAGTCCACTTCGCCCAGGCCGGTGACGTCGTTCTTCGGTTTCTTCTCCCGGCGCTGTTCGCCCCGCTCGCCCTTGTTACGGCGTCCACCGCGCTGCCCTTCGCCACCCTCGCCCCGCTCTGGCTGCGCCTCACTGGCGGCCGGGTGGGCAGGCTTGGCGCTCTGTTTCAGCAGCCGCTCGCGGATGGTGGTCAGGCGGTCGAGTTCGTCCAACTCGCCTTTGGCCAGGGTGCCCTGCTTTTCCAGCAGCAGGGTGATGCGCCGGCTGACGGCGGTCACCGGTTCCTCGTCCGTCAGCATCTCGTCCCAACCGCCACGGGCGATCCAGTAGTAGACGATCCGGACGTTGGGCAGCTTGAGCTGTGCCTGAATTTCGCGCGGTTTGCAGCGGCGCAGGTACAGACGCTTGGCGGTTTCTTTGACTTCGACTGAGTAAGGCATGGGCCGCAGTCTAAGCGGCAAAAAGGCCCGCAACGCGGCCTGTTATTCCTGACTATTCCTATTTTTATCAGCTAGTTATAGATCAATGTTAAAGCGTTTGTTTAGGTGATGGGCGATGCCTATGGTGGGGGCATCTGAACCCACACCAAGCGAACAGACGCCTATGCCCCGCTCCCTTGTATCTGATTGGAAACGTGTCGCCACCAGTGGAAAAACCATCGACGGCCGCACTATCGAAGTGCAGGAACTGCGCGATATGGCCGACACCTACGACCCGGCCACCTACACAGCGACGATCTGGTACGAGCACATCCGCTACATGGGTAGCCTGGGCACCGTCGCTGCCCTGAAAGCCGAGGACGTGGACGGCGGCAAGGTCGCTCTGTTCGCCCAGCTAAAGCCCAATGACCGCCTGCTGCAGCTGAACAAGGAAGCGCAAAAGCTGTTCAGCAGCGTGGAGATCAAGCCGAACTTCGCCGACAGCGGCAAGGCCTACCTGTCCGGCCTGGCCGTGACGGACGAGCCGGCCAGTCTGGGCACCGAAGAACTGCACTTTTCCCGCCGTGCCGGTGCTGGGAACCACTTCGGCAACCTCGAACCGCTGGGCGATTTGGCCCCAGTCGATTCCGACGAAGCCGCCGCCGTGTCCCTTCTTGCCCGCTTGTTTAGCGCCTTGGGCAAAGGCCCGACCGAATCCCCCGCAACCCCCAAAGACGAGAGCACCCCAATGGATCCGAAAACCGTAGAGGCCTTCACGGCTGCGGTGGACAAGCTCGAAACCGCCGCCACCAGCCTGGCAACGAGCGCCGCCACCTTTGCAGCCAAGCCGGCCACACCCGCACCGGCTGCAACCCCAGCCGCTGAGCCGGCCAAGGTCGAAGGCGAGCAAGCCCAGACCGTCAGCGCTGAGCAGTTCGCCACGCTGCAGAAAGGCCTGGAAAGCCTCACCACTATGTTCAACACCGCGCTGAATCAGGGCCAAGGCAAAGATGTGCCGGCAACCACTGGTGCAGTCGACGCCGATAAAGAGGTTGTTTACTGATGAGCCTGAGCACAGCAGCGCGCTTGCGTTTTAGCACCCTGGCATTGGCCATTGCGTCCACCTATGCCGTGGAATCCGTTCGTGAAGAGTTCAACGTCTCGCCGACCCACGCGCAGACCCTGAACGAAAAAATCACCCTCAGTTCGTCCTTCCTGCAGCGGATCAACGTGATCCCGGTCAGCGAGATCAAGGGCGAAAAAGTCATGCTGGGCGTCAATGGCTCAGTCACCGGTCGCACCAACACGACCAACGCCGACCGCGTAGCACGCAACGTGCTGGGCCTGGACGGCAACGGCTATGAGCTGTTCGAAACCCACAGCGACGTGGGGCTGAAATACGCCACCATCGACGCCTGGGCGAAGTTCAAAGACTTTGCCCAGCGCTATGCAGCCGCCGTTCAGAAACAGATCGGCCTCGACCGCATCATGATCGGCTGGAACGGCACCAGTGTGGCCGCCACCACTGACCGCGTGGCCAACCCGCTGCTGCAGGACGTGAACAAGGGCTGGCTGCAGATTGCCCGCGAACAGGCCCCGGAACAGGTGATGGCCCAGGGCACCAAGGCTGCCGGCAAGATCCAGATCGGCGCGACGGGTGATTACGCCAACCTCGACGCCCTGGTGTTCGACGTGTCGCTGATGATCGAAGAGGAATTCCGCGACGGTGGCGACTTGATTGCCATCGTAGGCCGCGACCTGTTGGCATACGACAAGGGCAAGCTGTACGCCAACCAAGGCGGAAAACCGACCGAGAAAGAGCGCCTCGAAATGGCCCAGGTGATTGCCACTTATGGCGGCCTGCCGACCTTCACCTGCCCGCACTTCCCAAGCAAGGGCGTAGTGGTCACCAGCTGGGACAACCTGTCTATCTACTTTCAGGACAGCAGCTGGCGTCGCCAGATCGTAGAGAACCCGAAGCGCTCGCAGGTTGAGGATTACAACAGCCGCAACGAAGGCTACGTGATCGAGCAGCTGGGCAAGTTCGCGGCTATCGAAGCCGCCGCCGTGGAGTTCGTATAACCATGATGAGCCCGGCACTTGCCCACAAGCAGCGCATGCTTGAGCAAGGCCGGTCTGCCAACCGCGCGGTGGCGTACAGCCCCGCAGCGGCCCTGGCAGGCCCGGCCAACGCGCAGAAACACCTGGCGCTGATGACTTCGGCCCTAGCCGAGGATCTGGCGCGCCTTTCCGATATGAATTCGATGGGCGACCGCCAGACCCTCAAGCGGGACGAGCTGCTGCCCAAGTACCTGGACTATGTGCAGCGCTACCGCGAGTCGGGCCTGAACCACCCCAATCAGGTGCTGATGCAGGTGCTGGTCTGGCTGTTCGACACCGAGCAGTTCGAGGCAGGCCTGGATCTGGCGCTGTTCGCCATCGAGCAAGGCCAGGAAATGCCCGAACGCTTCAAGCGCGACGTGCCCACCTTTGTGGCTGATGCGCTGATCGACTGGGCCGAAGCCGAGCACAAGGCCAAGCGCAGCCCCGAGCCGTACCTGTCGCAGCTGATGCCCTACGTGGACGGCTACTGGGCCGAGATCACCGCCGAAGAAGGCACCCAGCTGCCGACGCCCTGGAAGCTGTTCGAGCGCATCCCGGCGCGCTTCCACAAGCTGCTGGGGATCCTCGCCATGGAAACCGAGCAGTGGGCGGACGCCATCGACCACTTCGAGCGAGCGACCGCGCTTTATCCGGAAATCGGCGTGAAAACCCGTTCGGACGATGCCGCCAAGGCCCTGCGCAAGCAGCAAGCCGAGCAGGCCAAGGCCGACGAAAACCCGACCACCTAACCGACTACCCCCCCCAGCGGGGGCCTGCCGAAGCCATGGCCCTGTGCCAATGCCTGAAAGCAGCCACCCCCGCCCCTATTCGATGGACGGCCAGCAATGAGCTTTTCCGGCAAACCCACCACCCTGGTGGAACGCGCAATTCCCAACGACGGGTTCTGGCCCGACCTGGGCGTGAGCGAGTTCCAGACCGGCTACCGCCTGCCGGCGGAATACGTGGTGGATCTGCTGGCCGACGGGATCACCAACGCCATGGGCGAGGTGAACCGCGACCTGGCCAAGCGCAAAGCCGCCTGGCAGGCCGCTGGCATCAGCAACGTGGAAACCGCCGACACGCAGGTACTGCCGGAGCGCGCCTTCTACGCCGCCACCTACAAGCGCGCGGTGTACTGCCGCGCCAAGGCCCATCTGCTGCCGCAGTTCGCCACCATCAACCGCCGCGAATCCGCCGAGAACCTAGCCAAGGAAAGCACCGAAACCCGCGAGGTATTCCTGTCTTTCAGCCAGCAGGCGGTGCGCTTGATCCAAGGCCGTGGCCGCATCACGGCGGTGCTGCTGTGAACAAGCTGCGCGAACTCACCAGCCACCTGATCGAGCGCCGGCTAGTGCTGCCGGAACAGCTGGACAGCTGGGCCGAGCAGGTGACCCTGCCGCTGTACTGGAAGCACACCACGCAGGGCCTGCACATGGGCGACATGCGCTACCGCGCGGTGATCGTGCTGGAGCGCTTCGCCGACCACCCCGGCCGCCTGATGGCGCTGGTGGGTTCCTGGCTGGAAGCCAACGACCCAGGCCGAGAGGATGACGCGCTGCCGCCCCCCACTTTCGAGATTGACCAGTTGGACGCCGACACCGCCGACGTGGAGCTGCAGCTGGACTTCATCGAGCCGCAGCACCTGGCAGAGGATCCGGATGGCGAGATTGAAGCCTTCGGCAAGCGCTGGGCGTTCGTGCCGTTCGATCTGTGGATTGCCGACGACGGGAGGGTGACCGATGGCCGCACCGACCGTTGATTTTGACGTGCGCGGCATGCTGGACGCGCAGCAGACCATAGAGCTGTTGAGCCTGCCGGCGTCCAAGCGCCGCCGGCTGCTGAACAACGCCGCCAAGCGTGTGCGCACCCGCAACCGCAAACGCATTAGCGAGCAGCGCAACGTCGACGGGACGCCCTTCGAGGCGCGCAAGACAGGTGGCAAACGCAAGATGATGCGCGGCCTGGGCAAAACCCTGCAGGTGGTCAGTCTGACCGCCGACGAGGCGGTGCTGGGCTGGGGCAACCGGCTGGTGGCGCGCATTGCCGCCGACCACCAGCACGGCCGCCCGGAAACCATGAGTGCCGCGCGAATGCGCCGGCTGGGCAAAACCCCCGACTACAACGCCCCGGCCACCCGCCATCAGGCCCGCGCCCTGCTGAAAGCCGGCTACCGCATCCGCAACGGCAAGCGCTGGAAGCGCCCTTCCAACGGATGGATTCAGGAAAACCTCACCAGCGGCAGGGCGGGGCTGATCCTCGCCAAGCTGGCCGGCGACACCAAGAAACAGCGCTGGCAGATCGAACTGCCGGCCCGCGCCGTACTGGGCGCAGACACGCAGGACGTGCGCGAAACCGTGCGCACGGTGCTGCAGCAAACCCTCAACGCACCCCGATAGCGAGGCCTCGCATGGCTCAAGGCAAAGTCAGCGTCTACAACCTGAATCTGGGGCAAGGCCCAGTCACGGAAATTGAACGCTATTTCCTCTTTATTGGCCTGTCGGCGTCCAACGTCGGCGAGCTGATCCCTTTGAACACCCAGAGCGATCTGGACACCGAGCTGGGCGCAGCAGCCAGCGACCTGAAAACCCAGGTTGCTGCCGCTCGCCTGAACGGTGGCGATCGCTGGGCCTGCATGGCTCTGCCGATTGCCGCTGCAGCCGATTGGGAAACCGCGCTGGATGGCGCTATGCAGCAGGGCGTCACCGTGGAAGCGGTGGTGATCTGTTCGCCCGTGGCTACCGGTGCCGCGCTGGAAGCCCTGCACGCCAAGAGCGTGGCTATCAATAACCAGTATGGCCGCCGCCTGTTCATGATGGCCGCCACTGAGGGCATCGACGCGCTGCTGGACTGGAACGCCTATCTGGCAGAACAGCGCGCAATCACCAAGGACATTCTGGCCCCGCGTGTGCTGGTGGTGCCGCAACTGCATGGCAACGACCTGGGCGTGCTGGCTGGCCGCCTAGTCAATGCCGCCGTGAGCATTGCCGACAGCCCCATGCGCGTGGCCACGGGTGCCCTGCTGGGCCTCGGTGAAACCCCGGTGGACAAGGACGGTGTGCCGCTGCCATCGGCGATCCTGGCCGAGCTGGATAAAGCCCGCTTTTCGGTGCCGCAGACCTACCCGGATTACCCGGGCGTGTACTGGGGCGACGGCAACATGCTGGACGCGCCAGGCAGCGACTTTCAGGTGGTGGAATACCTGCGCATCACCGACAAGGCCGCCCGCCGCGTGCGGATCCTGCTGATCCAGCGCGTGGGCGACCGCCGTCTGAACAACACCCCCAACAGCATGGCCGCCAACAAGTCGGCACTGATGCGCCCGCTGCGGCAGATGGCGAAAACCGTGCTGTTCGCTGGCCAGCAGTTCCCCGGCGATATCGAGCCACCGAAAGACGACGACATCGTGCTGGTGTGGATGAGCAAAACCAAGGTTGAGGCCTACATCAAGTTGCGGCCGTACAACTGCCCCAAAGACCTGACCGCAAACATTGCCCTGGATCTTTCCAACGGCGACGAGGAGTAAGCACCCATGGCCCGAATCGGCGGCATGAACTTCGACGTGAACCTGGGCGATCTGCAGGTGCACATCGAGAAAGCGACCCTGGATATCACCGACAACACCGCAGTGGCACAGACCGGCGGTGTGCCGGATGGCCACGTGGATGGCGACGTTTCAGCCAGCGGCGAGTTCGAGCTGGACAGCTCCAACCTGTCGCTGCTGATCGAGGCGGCACGCCGCGCTGGCAGCTTCCGCAAGCTGGAACCATTCGACACGGTGTTTTTCGCCAAGGCTGGCGAGGACGAACTGCGCGTGGAGGCCTTCGGCTGCAAGCTGAAAGTGTCCAGCCTGCTGGATATCGACCCCAAGGGCGGCAGCAAGAGCACCCACAAGGTGCCGTTCGACGTCACCAGCCCGGACTTTATCCGCATCAACGGCGTGCCGTACCTCGACGCTAGCGAGATCGAGGGCCTGCGCTGATGGCTGACTGGGTAGACCGGGCGCTGGAGCGCGAGGAACTGGAACTGGAACGCGCCCTGGCCGCCCAGCTCGCCAGCGCCAAGCCTTCCGGCCCGAGCCTGCCCGAGTGCGCCGAATGCGGCGACGAGATCCCCGCCAAGCGGCAAGCGCTGGGAGGGGTTACCCGTTGCGTGCCATGCCAGACCACTTTCGAGAAAGGAACCCGCCGATGAAGACGAGCCCCTGGCCGAACTTCACCTACGCCGAATTGCGCTGCAAGTGCGGCAAATGTGGCAGCGATGGCAGCGAGATGGATCCGGCCTTTATGGCTGAGCTGCAGCAGCTGCGCACGCTCTACGGCAAGCCCATGGCGCTGAGCAGCGCCTACCGCTGCCCGCACCACCCAGCGGAGGCGAAGAAGCGCGAACCGGGCGAGCACACCACCGGCATGGCCGTGGACATTGCCTGCCGTGGTGCCGATGCGCTGCAGATCCTGCGCCTGGCCCTGACCCTGAAATTCACCCGCGTGGGCATCAGCCAGAAAGGTGCCGGGCGATTCATTCACCTTGGCACCGCGCCGGCCGGCGGACGCCTGCCCAGCCCGATGATCTGGAGCTACTGACATGCGCCGATCCACCGTTAATTCGCTGCTGTTGGTTGCCTTGTGCGGGGCCTGCATCTACACGCTGAGCGCCTGCAGCACCGCCAACACTGTGGGCACCGCAGCAGGCAGCCTGGTGCAGCGCTACTGCGACACGCCGAAGGCTGGCCGCGCGGTACTTCGCCACGCCATCGCCGCCAGCACCGCGCCGAACAAGATCCGCGTGGAGTGTGCCGCCGATGCCCTTTGAAAGTGATCTGGAGCTGCGCCACCACGCAGGGCAGGAACAGTGGGAGGTGATCCGCCCGCTGTTCTACGTCACCAAGGCCCGCCGCCGGGTAATTGTCCCGGTCGGCTACCGCACCGACCTGGCCAGCGTGCCGCGCTTCGCCTGGCGCATCGTGCCGCGCGATCACGAAGACGCGCGCCGGCCAGCCGTGGTGCATGACTACATCTACACCGACCTGACGCACCTTTACACCAAGGCAGAGGCTGACCGGATTTTCTACGAAGCCCTGCTGGAGGAAGGCATGCACAAGCCCATGGCTTGGCTCATGTGGTGCGCAGTCCGCATCGGCGGCCGTGGGAAATGGAGCAAGTAATGGAGCTATCCGCCACAGCCGTCAGCGTGCTGCTGATGCTGATCAACGCGGTGCTGACTGGCGTGGTGGGCTTTCAGGTTTACCTGTTCAAGCAAGTCAGCGCTGCGCGCCGCGAACACCTCGAATTCCGCATTGAAGTGGCTGAACGCTACGTGCGTGCGGAGTACATCGACAAGGCCATGGAGAAGCTGGAAGACCGGCTGGAACAGCGCCTGGAACACCTTTTTAACCAACCACCACAACGGAAAAGATCATGAGCGAACGCACCCCTATTGCGCTGGAAATCGGTGACAAGGAATTCACCTTCAACCTGACCCCGGCCGACGTGACCAAATACTTCAACGCCATCACGCAGAACAACAAGGTAGCCCCGTCCAACAACCTGCTGACCACCACCGTGGAGCCGGAGCAACTGGCCACCCTGCGCCCGCTGCTGGCCAACCCGATGCTGACCATGAAAGTGGCCGGCGCGCTGCTGGAAGAGTACGCACCGGACGTTGAAGTGACCGTAAAAAAGCGCTCGCCCGCGCTGACCGCCTGACCGAAGACGGCCTGGGCCAGTTAATGGCCCTGGTCGAACGCTGGCTACCTGGCGCACAGCCCACGGCAGACAACCTGGGCACCGCCAAGTGGCTGGAGGAAGAACACTGGCGCCGCATGGAGATTGCCGTAGCAAACGGCATCGCCAAGGCGCTGAACGGCTAACCACAGCAGGCACCACATGACCGCAGCCGCCACCAGCCATCTGGACTTTATCCTGCGCCTTGTCGATCAGGTGACAGCCCCTGCCGCGAAGGTCAGCAAGCAGCTGATGGACGTGGCCGAGGTCGGCAAAACCGGCTTTGTGCAAATGGGTGCGGGTGTGGCTGGCGTGGTCGGCACGGCCTACGCCCTGCAGGAAGCCATGGCCCCGGCCCTGGATCAGCAGCGCGCACTGGGCGAAGTGAAATCACTGGGCGTGGCCGAGGAAGCGCTGGACGAACTCAACCGCAAGTCGCTGGAATTCTCAGTGGCCTACGGCGAGAACGCCCAGGCGTTCGTCCGGTCGGCCTACGACATTCAAAGCGCCATCGCGGGCCTCACCGGCAGCCAGCTGTCGGCATTCACCAACGCTTCCAACGTGCTGGCCAAGGCCACCAAGGCCGACGCCGCCACGGTGACCAGCTACGTGGGCACCATGTACGGGATCTTCAAGAACCAAGCCGATGCCATGGGCAAAGCGGAATGGGTGGAGAACCTGGCAGGCCAGACGGCGCTGGCGGTGCAGATGTTCAAGACGACCGGCCAGCAGATGAGCGACGCATTCACCGCCGTGGGTGCCAACGCCACGTCGGCGGGTATCGGGCTGTCCGAGCAGGTGGCAATCCTGGGCACCCTGCAGGCCACCATGGGCGGTGCCGAAGCGGGCACCAAGTACAAATCTTTCCTGGCCGGCGTAGGCGCGGCCCAGGACAAGCTGGGGCTGTCGTTCACCGACAGCCAGGGCCGCATGCTGCCCATGCTGGACATTCTCGACAAGCTGAAAGGGAAGTTCGGCGACACCTTGACCGTGGCCGAATCCGACGAGCTGAAAAAGGCTTTCGGATCCGACGAGGCGGTGGGCCTGATCAAGCTGCTGATGGCCGACACCGCAGGCTTGGCCGGCAACATGGAGCAGCTGGGCAAGGTCAAGGGCATGGAGCAGGCCGAGAAAATGGCCCAGGCCATGGTCGATCCGTGGGAGCGCTTCGGCAGTGCGGTGGAGTCCGTGCGCATCGCTTTCGGCCAGGCCTTGCTGCCGGTACTGAACCCGCTGATGGAACGCCTGGCAGGCGGTGCCGCCACGCTGCAACGCTGGGTGGTGATGTTCCCCAATATCGCCCGCTGGCTCGGCTACATCACGCTTGGCGTGCTGGGCCTTGTGGCAGCTGCCGGCGCGCTGACAGTGCTGGGCGGCCTGTTCACCGTGCTGTCGGTGCTGGCAAGCCCCATCGCCCTGATCGTGATCGGCGTGGTGGCCCTTGGGGCTGCCGTGGTCGCTGCGATCATCTGGTGGGATGACCTGAAAGCCGCTTTCGGCGACACCGCATGGTTTCAGGCGCTGATGGTGATCATCACGCCCATCGTGCTGATGTTCAAAGTCTGGTGGGCGGTGATGGGCCTGCTGTGGCAAGGCGTGCAGCAGCTGTGGGCCTGGGGCGTGCAGTTCGTCACCTGGCTGGCTTCGTTTGAAGCTGCCGTGAGCGCCGGCAAAGCGGTGTGGGATGCCCTGCTGTGGGCGTTCTCCAACCTGTCGCCGTTCGCCATCCTGGGCAAGGCGCTGAAAGGCCTGATCGAGCTGCTGAACAGCATCCCGGGCGTGTCGATTGACACCAGCTTTGCAGACATGCCCGAGGTGCCCGGCGGCGTGGAGGCTATGAGCGCCGCAGAGAAGGCCAGCGCCGCGCAGAAGATGCAGCAGAGCATCAATGCAGCCATCCCCACCCTTTCGCCCAATCGCGCAGCAGCGGTGCCGCCAGGCGGCCTGCTGACGAGCATCCAGAACACCAGCAGCCAGAACAAGGGCACGCACATCGAAAAGATGGAGATCCACACCAGCAAACCCATGACCCCGCTGGAGCTGGAAAACATGATGGAGATGAGCGCCGGATGAGCCTCTACATAGACCTGCTGATTAAGGGCAACGACCTGGCCCTGGATCCGTCGCGCCAGCCGCTGCTGGTGGACGACCGTTCGAGCATCGCCCAGGACATTGCCCACCTGATCCGTGAAAGCGGCCTGTTGGTGACCCTGGTGGCCGAGCGCGACCGCTTCCGCCAGCGCGACTGCATCCAGCAGATGGAGCTGCTGGTGGAAGCCGACGTGCGCCTGGTGCCAGGAACCGCGCAAATCATCGAGCAGGCACCGGGCACGTATCTGGTGACCGCGCGCACTGTTGAATTTGGAGCCATTGAGGTGACCCTGTGACCGTAGATTTTAAGCAGGCGCTGAGTGACGCCGGCATTCCGACCACCGAAGCGGGCCTGCGCCAAGCTTGGGAAAGTGAGGTGGCCGCCCAAGGCAGTGCGCTGAGCAACACCAGCGCCTATTCGCCGTTTTGGCGCATCGTCACCGCGCTGGTGACCAAGCCCGTGCTGTGGCTGATCACTTTCATCAGCGGCACCGTGCTGCCGAACTTCTTTGTGAAAACCGCCGTGGGTGCCTGGCTGGACATGCTGGCCTGGGCGGTGAACGTGGAGCGCAAGGGCGCGACCAAGGCCAAGGGTGTGCTGCTATTCACTCGGCTGGCCGCTGGCGGCGCGCTGGAGGTGCCCGCCGGCACCGTGGTGCAGTCGGCTTCGATCAACGGGCACATCTACCAGTTGCTGACCACAGCAGCCGGCCAGTTCACCGATGGGATGATGCAGCTGGAAATCCCGGTGGAGGCGGTGGAAACCGGCAGCGGCTACAACCTGGCACCGGGTTATTACGCCATCCTGCCGGAACCGGTGCCGGGCATCGCCCAGGTGGCAAACGCCGACGGCTGGCTGACCAGCCCGGGCGCGGATCCAGAGCCCGACGACCAGCTGCGCCTGCGCGTGCGAAACCAGTTTTCCGCCGTGAACCAATGGCACACCGACGCGGTTTACCGCGCCATGATTGCCGCCTTCCCCGGCGTGCGCCCCGATGGGGTGTACTTCGAGCACGGCGCACCGCGCGGCCCTGGCAGCGCCAATGCCTACGTGCTGTTCGAAGCGGACGTGCCGGGCGAAACCTATCTGGCGCAGATCAACGCCCACATCCGCGACCAAGGCAACCACGGCCACGGTGACGATCTGCTGGCCATGATCATGCCGGAAACGCAGCACGCCATCAGCGTGGGGATCTGGCCGCGTTCAACCCTGACCGCTGAGCAGCGCACCACGCTGCAGGCCGAGGCCGCGCTATTCATCCGCGCCGCTTTCCGCGATAGCACGACGGCCGACTATCAGCCGACGCTGACCTATCCACAGTCGCGCTTTTCATTCAGCCGGCTGGGCGAGGAACTGCACCAACAGTTCCCGGGCATCGAGTCGCTGCACTTCGACAATGCCGACATTGTGTCGCAGTTGACCATCCCCCGGATCCAGAGCCTGGAGGTGGTGCTGCATGATTAAGCTCGGCCTGCCTTTCTGGCTGGACGGCCCGGAGCTGGCGAAGCTCAAGGCCGCCGCACAAGCCTGGTGGACAAAAGTGGAAGGCTGGCTGCGCTGGCCGCTGCTGCAGATGGACGCCGACACCTGCCACCTGACCATTCTCGACCTGCTGGCCTGGCAGCGCGATATCACGCGCTTTAAGGGCGAGCCCGAGGCCTTGTATCGGCTGCGGGTGAAGTACGCCTTCATCAACGCCGTGGACGCCGGCAGCACCGCCGGCATGAAACGCATTCTGCAGCGCCTGGGCGTGGGCTACGTCGAGATCGAGGAACGCCACCCCGACCGCGACTGGGACGTCGTGCTGCTGCAGCTGAGCAACACCCAGCTGGCCGAGAACCCCGAGCTTTTGCGCGTGCTGATTCAGCAATACGGCCGCACCTGCCGCCGCTATGACTTCGTGACCATCACCCCGGTGGTGCTGCGCGTGGTCGCCATCGACTTCAACGACGACCAGCAGACGCTGGTCGCCAGCCTGTAGGAGAGCCCCATGGGTGCCAGCATTACCCTTGCCGGTGAAAGCCTGATTGCGCAGAAACAAGGCGCGCAGCAGATCCTCACCGTGTCCCGCTTCATCCTGGCCAACGTGCCAGGCCTCGACCCAAACGGGCCGGTGGATCGAGCCGCCGGCAAGCCTGCTGCCGGGCAGATCGTCGGCACCTACGACGTGACCGACGCCGGCTACGTGAACCCCAATCAGGTGGTGTACAGCCTGATGCTGGGCAGCGATATCGGCGACTTCGACTGGAACTGGATCGGCCTGGAAACCGCCGAGAACGTTCTGCTGATGGTGGCCTACGTGCCCACGCAGCAGAAGCGCCGCAACATCCCGCCGCTACAGCTGGGCAACAACGTCACCCGCAACTTTCTGTTGGTATTCGACGGAGCCCAGGCCTTAACCGGCCTGACCATCGACGCCAGCACCTGGCAGCACGACTTCACCGTGCGCCTGGCTGGAATTGACGAACGCGAGCGCCAGAGCAACCGCGATATCTTCGGCCGGGCGTGCTTCTTCGGCAGTGCGCTGCAGCTAGAGAAAGTTGGCGGGGCGTATCAGCTCAAGCCGGGCACCGCCTACGTGGAAGGCGTGCGCCTGCAGCGCGCTGCCGCGCTTGCCGTGGTGCCGCCGGCATTCCCCACCACCGCGTGGCTGGACGTGGCTCTGCAGCGCGAGCTGAACGACGTGGTGACGAGCTGGAGCGTGGTCTGGGGTGCTGGGAAAGTGGATTACGTGGACAGCGCAGGCGTGCAGCACTACTGCGTGGCCATCGCGGATCTGCCGAACAGCAACACCATCACCGACAGCCGCCCGGTGGAGAACATCGCCGGGCCGCTGGTGGCGCACTTCGCCGCCCGCGTGGGCGACTACGCCGGCCTGCGCGCCCGTTCGACTACCAAGGACGACGTGGGCCTGGGCAACCTGCCCAACGCCAAAAGCGACGACCCAGCGAGCAACAGCAGCGAGATCCTGGCCACCACCAAGGCGGTGATGGCCGTGCTGAGTCGCGCCGTACAGAACGCCACCAACGGCGCAACCGACACGGCGACAGACTGGAACACCATCACCACGGCGGGGCTGTTTCCGCAGCTGCTTGGCGCAAACAACGCCAACGGCCCGGACAGTACGGCGAACGCCTACCGCTATGCCCTGGTGATCAAGCACGACACCAACGCACTGACCCAGCTGGCCCTCCCTTACACCGGGGCGCTGGAAGGTGAATTCGAGTGGCGCACCAAGTCCGGAGAGAGCTGGACACCTTGGCGTCGTATGCGTCACAGCGGCAGTGCCAAGGTGCACAGCTTCACAGCCAGCGTGACCCTGAACGCCGCTCAGGTAGGCACCGTGCTGCTGAACGCCACTGCGGGCAATCTGGTGTGCACCCTGCCAGCCTCGAACGTGGCGCTGGGTGTGGTGGATCTGATCGTGCGGCGCGTGGACAACAGCGCAAACCGCGTAACCATTCAGGCCGCCGGCACCGACAAAGTGAAGTTCCACACCCACCTGAACGCCGCCGGCTATGGGTTCTTCTATCTGATGGGGGCCGGCGACTGGTGGCACCTGCGTGCGGATGGTGCAGGGGGCTGGCTGCCCATCGGGCGCTTGGATCCCAGCGCGCTGGGCCGCCCGGTGTTCGAGACTACTACCGCTTTTCAACCCGGCGGATGGGGTGCGTTCAGTGGCCCGCTGATGCAGCGCGCAGAGTGGCCGTGGTTGTGGGATCACGCTCAACAGTCCGGCATGTTGACCGCCGAGGCCAATCGCACCGGCATGGAAGGTGGCTGGACAAGCGGCGATGGCGCGGCGACTTTTCGCGGGCCCGACGGGCGCGGGGAATTCCTGCGTCTGCTGGACGAATCCAGAGGTGTTGACCGCTTCGACGTCACCGGAACCTTGACCAACGGCAGCAACACCGTCAGCGCAGTGGTCTTCGACGGCAATCGCACTGCTGCTGGAATGAGCATCACCGGAACTGGTATTCCGGCCGGCACTACGATCATCGCTGTGGGTGCCAACACCCTGACCCTTTCCGCCAATGCGACGGCCAGCGCCGTGGGATTGACCCTGACCGTTGCTGGCCGCGTGGCGGGTTCCTCGGCTCCGGATGCCATAGCTAAGCACCGCCACCCGCAATACGAGTACGACAGCGGCAATAGCGTTCCCATCCCCGATGGTTCGAAAGCTTCTGACCTTAACGCCAATTACACCATTGGCTATGACCGTACTTCTCTAATCGGCTACTTCGGCGGCCCTGAAACTAAACCCCGCTCGCTGGCCTATCCGGGCCGGATGAAGCTGCTGTGAGGATCCCGCAATGTCTGTTATCTACCTGATCGGCAGCCTGGGCGAGCTGTCCGGGCCCTATGAACTGCCCACCATTCCGGGCCTGGGCGTGCAGTTACCGGCGAATGGCTTGCAGCTGGAAGAGCCTCTGCCGAGTCCGAGCCCAGGCTATGCCTGGGCGCTGGCAAACGGGGCTCCACAGCAGCTGGAATTCCACCTGGGCAACGTCTACGAAAAGGCTTCTGGTGCTGCGACGGAATGGCAGCAACTGGGCCCACTTCCAGAGCACCTGACGGATGCCCCTCGCCCTTCTGCTGAACACCGCTGGCTAGACGGCGCATGGCGACTAGACCCGAAGGCGCTTCACGACGCCAAAGTGCAGAACATCAATCACGCCTGCGAGGCCGCGATAACCTCAGGCTTCCAGTCTGATGCCCTTGGCACGCCACACCAGTACAGCAGCCAGCTGGACGATCAGCTGAACCTGACCGGTGCCATTCTGCGCGGCCTCGACATGCCCTACGCCTGCCGCGACGAGCAGGGCATGAAGGCCTTCCGGCTGCACACCGCCGCGCAGCTGCGCCAGGTGGGCGACGACTTCACCCTGTACAAGCTGCAGCTGCTGCAGCACGCCAACGAACTGAAACAGCAGCTGGATCTGGCACTGGAAGCCGGTGACGCCGACGCCATGGCGCAGATCCGCTGGGAGGCCGTACAGCCGTGACCTGGGCACCTGTGACCATGCGCTGGCCCGAGCAGGCCACCCAGTGGATGGGCGAGCTGTCGGCGGCCAAGGATCTTGCCGGCGGCGAGCTGGCCAGCACCGCCACACGCCTGGCTGGACTGGACGGCTTGGCCACCACCAACCCGGGGCCGGTCGGCGCTGCAGCACAGAGCGCCATTGCCGCCGGCCGCGCGGCGCTGGCTGGGCAACTGGGTGAAGCACCCGCGTGCCTGGCGGTGACCCCATTCCAGAGCGGCATCGGCCAGGGGCGTGGCCACCAGCGTTTTCTGTCGGCACCCAACCTGCTGACCCAGTTGGCCGGCAAGCTGGTGGACAGTTCCGACGCCGGCCGACCACAGGGGCCACAGTACGCCCTGTCGCTGATGTTCCTGGCCACCCGCTTTGACCAGCTGGCCGACACCCTGTCGCGCTTCAACGCCCTGCTGCCTGTGCCGGATCTGGTGCGCACCGAACGCCGCGCCCGTCACCTGGCGAAGCTGGAGGCGGAAAAGTGGGAAATGCCGAGCGCCGGCCCCTTGCCGCGCTGGGGTGCCTTGCCGCTGGAGCGCTGCACCGTGACCAAGGCCGCGAAACAATCCATGGCGGGCCAGCTGGCCGTGCTGGAGAGCTACGCCGCCGACAGCTCGCCACTGGCCGACCTGGCCGCGCTGGCTGGTCGCAAGGCGGCCCAGCAGCAAAGCCGTGATCAACAACTGGCGGATCTGCAGGCCCTGCTGGCCGGCGGCACCGCCGACAACAACATGCGCGCCCGCCTGATCGGCCCCGGTGACCCGTTCGAGCTGCGCACCGCCTTGCTTGAGGGTGACGCCCCTGGCCATGAGTGGGTGCTGAGTGCCGGCGTGGTGCTGGTGGGCTCGCTGGATGGGCTGAGCTTTGTTCGTGAATTGGTGGGCCTATGACCCTGCTACTGGATGGCCAGAAGGTGCGCGGCAAGGGGCTGAAAGTCTCGGCCAGCCTGCGCATCGAGTCCGACGATATGTCGGGCCAAACCAGCAACACCGACGCGGCGCACAAGGGCTTCAAGCCCAAGGCGCTGACCGTTTCGCTGATGATCCCCTTTGTGGATGCCGCCGACCTGAAACAGCTGATGAGCATGGCCGAAGCCACCGCCAACGGTGGCCAGCGCCGCGTCTATCGCATCGTGAACGACACCGCCGCCACCTTTGGCGTGCGCCAGGTGGAGTTCAGCGACAACCTGACCGCCCGCGAGGACGACAGCCTGGCCGCTTGGCGGGTGCAGTTCACCCTGACCGAAAAGCTGTCGACGGCCGAACGGGTGGAAACCCGCCGCCCGAGCAACCCGGTCAAGCAGCAGTCAGCGCCAGGGCAACCCGTGGCCAGCGCCGCCGCACCGGCCGCCGGCAACGACACGGCCACCGCCGCGCAGCCGGCTGAGCTGACCGGCTTCGAGGCCGTACTGAAACGCCTGGACGAGTCGCTGGCATGAAACTGCACAAGGTGTTGAGCATCGCCGGCAAGGTCTACCCGCTGGTGAAAGACGACGTGCGGCTGGATCTGCGCAGCCCTGGCCGGGCCAGCTTCACGATCAAGGCCGAAGCACCAGTGCGTGGCCTGGTGGTGTTCGACCTCGGCTACAACGAACGCGCCCTGCAGCGGCACTTCATCGGGCACGTGGAGCGCTGCACCCCGGCCAGCAGCCTGGAGCAGGTGCTGTTCTGCCGCGAGCTGACCAGCGTGCTGGCACTGCCCCTGCCCATGAATCTGCGCCACGTGGACATGCGCCAGGTGCTGGGCGAGATCACCGCGCGCACCGGCCTGCGCTTCCGAGTGCCAGACAAGCCCTATGCAAAGGTGAAGGCCCCTTACTTCTACAGCCTGGCCACCGGCTTCCAAGCCATGGACAGCCTCGCCCAGGTGTTCGGGATCCCCGACTACATCTGGCAGCAGCAGGGTGATGGCGAGGTATTCGCCGGCAGCTGGGCCGACAGCTACTGGGGCGCACGCGAACCGCTGAACCTGCCGCAGGAATTGTTCGACAGCTATCAGGGCAACCAGAGCGCCACCGTGGCCGCCCTTCCCGGGCTGCGCCCAGGCGTATCAATCAACCAAGGCGAGCGCATCACGTCGGTGACGCTTGCCAGCACGCAGATGGCCATCCGATGGAAGACGCAATCCAGCGCACAGTAGAGCGCCGCTTTCCCGAGCTGACCGGCGGTTACCACCTCCCCCGCTTCGGGCGGGTGGTGGCCGTGCCTGACGCACCAGAGGCGCAAGGCCTGTGCGACGACTTCCGCCCGCGCTTTGCCGTGGACGTGGAAGTGCTGCTGCCCGACGGCGAGCCAGATCCGGCCCTGCCCATCCTGCAGAGCGTGCCCCTACCGGTGCCAGGGGGCGGCCAGGAAGCCGGCATGTTCGGCTTTCCCGAGGAAGGCACCACGGTGGTGGTGTGCTTCGCCTACGGCCTACCCCACAAGCCCTTCATCACGCAGATCCTGGCGCACGGCCTGAGCCTGCCCCGCGTGCCCAAGGGTGACCAGCTGTGGCAGCACAGCGAGGCATGCCAGCAGCGCGTGGACGCCGACGGCAACTGGCTGCGCCAGACAGACGGGCGAATCCGCGATCAAGCCGTGGAGCGCCAGGTGGAGGCCCTGGACAACGCGGAGAGCTACCAGAGCAGCACCGTGGAAGTGGCCGACCATTCCACCGAGTCGGTGGGCGGCATCAAGAAAGTGGAAGCGCTGGGCGCGCTCAAGCTGCTGTCGGGTGGATCCGCCAGCCTGGCCGCCGTGGACGATCTGCATCAAGCCACCGGGCGCGATCTGAACCTAGTGGTGGGCCAGAAGCAAAACGCCACGGTGGGCGGCGACAAAAAAACGCAGGTGCAGGGCCAGTTCACCGAGCAGATCCAAGGCTTGCGCAAAAGCGTGAGCCAGGTCAGCCAGCACCTAGAAGCACCGAAAACCTGGGTAGGATCCAGCGGCGTGAACGTCCTGAAAGTGCTGTGTGATCTGATCGATCTGGTGGAGCAGATGAACATCCAACTGGCCAGCCACACCCACATTCCTGGGCCGATACCGAGCCCGACGGATGCCAACCAGTTCAACGCCAAGGCCGCCCAGGCCCTGCTGCTGGCGGGACAGCTGAAACCCATCACGCTCTAACCCGCAGACGTCCACCAAGCCCGCCCACTGGCGGGCTTTTTCATGCCATCAAGATCCTGCCGAGCGCCGATATCGAGTCACACGCGGCCGGAGGACGCTCGCCCCGGGAAAATTCCACTCGGCCAAGAAACCGAGGAAAGGAACGCACTTTTCCCCCTCCCGCCGACGGGCCTTGCGTGAATTTTTTGTGCAAACCTGGGTGGTGGTGAAAGAGGGGGTCGGGGCCAGCAGTGGCGCGGGCCTTGGCGGGTGATGGGTGTTTTCACGCTGTGAAAGGCTTTGCAAGGCTGTGTAAAACAGTACAGTCGAGAGTGTCCACATTGCGTCCACACCGTTGGAAAACATGTGCAGCATATTCAGCCATATAGCCCGGAAAACCCCATGCCATGGGCTTTTCCCCTGATGGCACGTGACGCTGACTGGGGCTCATAATCCTTTGGTCCACGGTTCAAGTCCGTGTGGGCCCACCATACTCAAAGCCGCGCATTGCGCGGCTTTCGTGTTTCTGGCGGAACCACTTCAGATACAGTCCTATGGTCCAAGGGTACAATTTAGGTACAGTGCTGGTTCGCCAGCCGCCTAGGAGCAACCTCTCATGGCTACTCTCGTCAAAACCCCTTCCGGCACCTGGAAGGCACTCATTCGTAAAAATGGCTGGCCCACTGTCGCCAAAACCTTCCGCACAAAGCGTGATGCGGAGGATTGGTCGAGGCGTACCGAAGAGGAAATGGTGCGTGGCGTGTACATCCGGCGTAGCGGCTCGGAGAAAATGACGCTAGAGGCTGCACTCAAGCGCTATCTGAGCGACATAACCCCCACCAAGAAGCCCAGCACTCAGCGTGGCGAAACCTCGAAAGCCAAGAAACTGATCGAGCACCTGGGCAAATACTCCATGGCTGCCCTCTCCGCTGAAATCATCGCCGGCTATCGCGACAAGCGCCTGAACGAACCCAGCCGTGGTGGAACCATAAGCAACAACACCGTTCGCCTCGAGCTGGCCCTATTAAGCCACCTGTACACGGTAGCGATTCAGGAGTGGGGTTTGGGCCTGACGTTCAACCCAGTGCTGAACATCCGTAAACCGAGTCCTGGGGATGGTCGTGACCGAAGATTATCGCCGGAGGAAGAACGCCTTCTGCTCGCGGCCGTGAATCAACATAGCAACCCTATGCTGGGCTGGATTGTTTGCATCGCTCTGGAAACGGGTATGCGCTCGTCAGAGATCTCATCCCTACGTCGTCCTCAAGTGGATTTGGCAAAGCGCGTCATACGCCTCTCAGACACAAAGAACGACGGCTCGCGCACCGTGCCTCTGAGCAAGCGTGCCACCGAAGTATTTAAAGCTGCGATGGATAACCCGGTGCGTCCGATCGACTGCAATCTGGTGTTTTTTGGTGAGCCTGGGAAGGACGGGAAGCGGCGGCCGTATACCTTCACCAAGATTTGGGGTCAGTTGAAGAAGAAACTCGATCTGCCTGATTTCAGGTTTCACGACCTGCGTCACGAAGCAGTGAGTCGGCTTGTCGAGGGTGGACTGTCCGACCAGGAGGTATCAGCTATCAGTGGTCATAAATCGATGCAGATGCTTAAGCGTTACACACACCTGCGAGCCGAAGACCTCGTCAGTAAACTGGACAAAATAACGAGACCCGGCACTGAAGTTTACTAGTTAAAATGGGGGATTTTGTCCACGCGCCCCCGCTTTCGGATCTTTTCTGTATGCGAAATTGCACTCTACTTGAGCACCTGACTGCATTCGTTCTGACCACCGATTGCATCGGATTTGACCAGCACGTTTGGTGACCATGATCGGCAGAGAACTGCGCATCACTGCCGGTCGTAACCGGCAGAATCGACCCAATGCAGCCCTTCGCCTCAAGTAGTTGCCCAGCGCTAGCTTCCCGTAGGAGAGCAAACGGCCAGTAGTGGTGGGTCGCCACAGGTCATGAAGATTGAGAGCGATGCTCAATAAGGTTAGCCTTGCAAATGCCTAACACTGCCGGCTAAGGAGATGTGCGTGAGTCCAAACGAGGAAGCGGAATCGATCAAGGCCTCGAATGTGATCGATATGGCAATGACATTTACTGCAATGATTCGTTTGTTTGAAAAAGACTCAAAGGAGAAAATCTCGGATCAACTTCACAAGTCTTTCAGACAACTCTCTAGAGTTTCCAATCACCAGGAATACGAACAAATACATTCTGAGTTTTGCAACTGGTTCGCAGGCAGGATCTCTACGGCACGCAAAACATTTAAAAATAAACCTGAGAAGCCGAGCAGGCCGGCATCGTATGGGCACGCCGCCAAAGTATTCGACATTTCAGTGAAGGTTTATGTGCATTACTGCCACTTACCGAATTCCAAAACCACAGTAATGTTGCTACCATTTCTTCATGGAGCAATCGACAATCCAATAATGAACATTCTAAAATCCAAATACCCGCTTGCTAGGATAAAAGCTAAAACAATTGCGACCCTTGAAATACTGGAATACAAAGCACTACAAGATCTGATTACCGAACACATTCAAGAAGAGTTTCAGGGCAAAATATTTCCAGTGCAATATGATGATATCATGTGGCATCGACTGAATCGGGGTGATGGGTCTAAGAAGCCCCTAAAAGTGCAGCGACCCGGTCGACCCGCAGCGCCAGCTTAAACGTGCCTAATTCGCATCGACCACCTCTAGTTTCTATACTTATATAGCATCTAGCCCGCCTTTGGACGTGAGAACTTACACGCCCTGCAACCTGCTAAAAATTACATCACTGCACGTAGTGTTTTTTCACACCGGCCTTCAGAATCGTGTTGATTCCTCGCTCGGTGAGCCAGCCAGCTTTTTCCAATTGTCGCTTCAAATTAGAATCAATGGCGATTGTCTGAGGGGTTATAGGAAGGATTGGTCGCCTCATTACCAGTAATTCCCGTAAGAAATCAGGCATAATAAATCGGCCTAGATCTATATGAAAAACCTCCCATTGAGTAGATTCATAATATCGTACCCACCGCTGATAATCAGCCTGTAGATGCATAGTTACAAGCTGCCGAGCAACGGCTTGAGAATCGTCGTCGCCAAACATTACTTCATGAACATGACTTTTGGCATTACTCGCTTCCACTTTTTCTAAATCAGCCTTGCTTGGCACAATGTTAGGTTCGGTCATGATTGATGCATATTGTGGGCGTTCTTTATGAGTAACAACCATCCGAGCATGCAGCATGCAGAAATACGCTGTAAGGTGCGTATGCTCTGTGATTGGCGAGCCAGCTCTTATCAAGCGAGACTGTATAAAATAATTATTTTCGTTTGCGCCCAGCATCTTCCCTTCTGCCGATTGACTCCAAAGTCGATCAACATAGAAGGCTTTATCAACCCTAACTGGGTCTTCCATTCCAAAAATGGATAATTTTCCGTCAGCGTTTGCCCACTCCTTGAGGTGCGCCTGCGGGATCACATGTTGAACTCTCGTGAATTGATGAGGATTGCTTAATTTTTCGCCATCCACCTCCAATACGTTAGGTTTTTCCGCAGGGCTATGATTTTTCTTGTACAAAATATACTCCCGTTATTAGCAGATTGAAGCATGGGCTGACTAATCAGTAGTAGTAATGCAAATGGGCGGTCTAGTCCATGCAATTACGCACTGTAAACGCAAATGTAAAAAGCGCCACCTATAAAAAGGGGCTTTTTATGCCTGAAATCGCTTACCTAAACTTTTCAGAACCGTCTCGGATCATGCTTTTTTAACAGCAGATCGTGCCACCGAGAATTAGCTTGCTACGTTGATTTCCGCCGCCTCCACTCCATTAGCATTGGTGCGAATGCCATAGCGAAGGCTGCGCAAAATAATCCGTTTGCAACCTCATCAAACACGGAAAGCTCAAACACACCGTCGACTAGCTTGGCAGCCAAACTCAGAGCCAACAGGCTACCTGGCCATCGAGCATACCGGAGCGCTTCGAACCTCAGATTATCCAGCATCAATAGGTTGAGACGGACGCTTTTACTCTCAGGTACCGGGGCCGAGACCACAGCAACAAGTTCAAGTAGATCCAGGGTTCGATCAGCTTCTCTAATCGTTTCCTGTATTTTGTGCAGTCGACGCTGGTAAACGGCGTCTCTCACCAAGTCTTCAGGCGGAAGGTCCTTCAGTTGATGCCATCTGAAGGACTCCACACCATACTCCCGTAACAGTGCTACCGAGGTATAGGGTCGCTGGAGTACTTGCAGGTATTGCCCGTCTAGCAGAGCTAACCACTCATCCTGCCGCCTTGCTGGCTCTATGAGCTGAATTCGTTTGGCAGCAGGATAATTCTGCTCATCAACCCAGGCAGCAATCGGTTTATTCCCATGAGTACGCATGAACGCAACACGATGCTTACCTTCATGCGCGGTCAATATGCCCAAGGGCTTGTACCAGGTGTAAAGAGCCTTGTTGGACCAGGTAAAGTTCGTCGAGTAGCTCTCAATCCTATCCGCGATCTCCTCTTCAGGGACGTGTTGAGGCTTCCCCTTGATGCTAGCCCCAAGGACATAGCGAGGATCAACAAGGGCTTTGAACCGCGCCGACTGGGATTCCTCCCAGTCGAGAAAAGGCACCACAATGCGTAGAAATGAATGCCCCCAAAAAGCGCAGGTACCACCACTGTCCATCCAGTCGTTTTGATACTCCTGCTCAAAATAATACCGGGAGCTCATGTCCATCGAGAACTTGATGGAGCACAACGCCCGTGAGGCTCCCATCATCCGATCAGAGACCTCAAGGGACAGAACCTCTACCTTGTCAGCCATTTCACTCACTTGCACACTCCCTGCTGCAACCACAATTAGACAAGGGAACAACAATGTCGCAAGACGACGAACTATTCCATGTGCAGTTGGGCAAGGACCATCCTAACTACCAAAGCGTTGCACTTCGCCGCAGGCCTGGCTACGCGAACTACGAGGTGGTAGAGGTCGACACGGAAAAGCTGATCCACTTTTCCAATCAGGACATACGGGGGTATGTGCTTTCACCAGTAGAGGATTGGCAACCGGCCAAGCGGGAAGGGATCTTTTGTTTCTTAGCACCGCCTGGGCCACGGGAGCAACCAGTCGAAATGCCGATCATCTCATTCAACGAGCGGGATGTCGTTCAATACGAACGAAAATGGCGGTTTTTTAAGAAGGCCGTCGTGTATCGCTTGAAATACATCGGGTACACAAACGGTCGCCATCGCACGCGCTACCTGTATTTTGCCGGAGCGAAGCGGATACCAGTGATGTGCCATATTTCGGAGGTCAACGCATTGAAGGCCCACTGCGCACCCTAGATCCGCGGCCGGCCTTCCAGACTTCACCGAAGCACGCCATTAAGACCGAATGCCTACGACATGCAGGAAACCGCCCCGCTCAGAGCCTTTCTGAACAGCATGAGCATCAAAAAAACCATCTTTTTGCCAAAAAAATGAAATTAATTATAACCCCTTGAATTACTAGCAATTTTGCAAACCACAAAAAACCAAGATATACCACGCTGGTAGTTATATGGCGACACACCGAATACCAAACTTATCTACCTTGGACAATCCGTGTCACCAACAAGTTTGACAGCAACTAACTTACGCTCAAAATCGTCTAACTTCTCCACGAACTTGCAGACTGCCGAGCGCTGCTCAACCTGCATCAACAAAGGTGAAACCACGATGAACACTGAAGCGTATTTGGTTGGAAAGTTTGGCGCACTAATGCAACTGTCTGATTTGGCCGAGTTACTTGGACGCTCGACAGATGGGCTAAGAGTTTCACTCTACTCGGACACCGACCTATCGAGAAAACTTAAACCCACAATGATACGGATCGGCCGTCGCATCTACTTTCGTACGCAGCAAGTCAATGTAGCACTACAGCTTGAAGCACCAAAAAGCGAAGCACACGTTCAATAATACTGACCTGAGGGAGATTTACTATGGGTCGGCAACGGACGATCAACGACAAGAAATTTTGGAACTCACCCAAGATGGCTGGGCGCACTCAAGAAGACCGAGCAACTCTCGTCTATCTATTAACATGTACCTCCAGCAACATTGTTGGTAGTTATTCTATCGTCCCAAGGATTGCTGCAGCAGAAATGGGATGGGACACAGAGTCACAATTCATGCCAGTACTGAAACGCCTCTGTGACTCTGACTTCATAAAATACGATGCCGAAACGAGCTTCGTGTGGGTTCGCATTTGGTGGGAGCATAACTCCCCGAAAATGGCGCTAGCGCCAACGCTACGTCAGAAGTCCATCAAGCAAATCAGAGAAATGCCTGCGCATTGGATATCAGACTATCTGGATGACATGGCGGAAAGACTGGAAGAGTCCGACGAGTATCGCGAGATGCTAATCCAGGAATTCCAAGCGTCGAACCAAAGCGCTAATCAGGGAGAAAACCACCGCTGTGACGCTACCGATAGGGTATCGATACCCCATCGCCAGCCCATGGACAGGCCTGTGGATGACTATAGCTCCCAGATCAGTGGAGAAAACACCAAGGCTGCCATCCACCCCGAAGCCGAGGGTAGCCGGAGAGGGAAGCCAGAAGGCCATGCCCAAGATAACAGGGTATCAGTACCCTATCTATCCCATATACCTAGGGGGGCGGGTAACTATAACCCTAACAATAACTATAAAAATAACTATACAACAACAGACCGCCTGATTTTCCCTCACGACCTGTCTCGGGCAGCACAGGCATCAATAGAAGAAGCCCTGCTACAGGTTTCAGATACAGACGCGCAAAAATTACTAGATGAGTTGGCGGCTGCGATTGCGTCCAAAAAAGTAAAGACAACCATCACTCAGTTATTCCACGGGCTTTTAAAAATTTACCACCAGGGAAAACTTCAACCTAGCAGTGGTGCAATAGCCATTGCAGACAAAAGGTCGCAGAATGGCGGTGTCGGGCAAGAAGCAATAGCAACTTTAAAAAGAAAGATGCTAATCAATTGACCAATGGAGCAACGACAATGCAGCTACAATTCAAGGAACTTGAAAACTACTGCGATAGCCTGGAGCACTCCGGCAACATCCAGGTCATTTTGCACGCGCATTATGCAAAAGGCTTCGCCCTGACTGTATCGGACGGCACAATCGAACATCCGGTAACGGATGAGCAAAACCATCCATATTGGTTCAGAACTGTAGAGATGGCATTGGATGAGCTTGCCAATATCCCCTACATATCAGACAAAATAATGATAGACCGCACATCCTGGTCATAA